GAAGCTATACTATATCATTATGGAAATGAAAAATTAAAAACAACTTCAAGTGGAGCTTCAGTCACTGGTAATTTAACAGTCACAGGAGATTTAAATATAACAGGCGACGTTAACAGTGCAAGTGTCACTGACCTTGACGTAGTCGATAAAACAATTACTTTAGGAAAAGGACAAACCGAATCCGCTTCAGGTGGAAGTGGTATTGTAGTTGATGGTTCATCAGCAAGTATACTATGGGATGAAACAAATAGTACTTGGGATTTTAATAACGCTATTGATGTACAATTAATAAGAGCAGATACATTAAATAATAGAGCAAATAGCGCAAATATTATTTATAGAACAAGTACAAATACAATTGTAGGTAATAATGCAAGTGCTTTAGTAGTTCAAGATGGTGGTAAAATTGGAATGGGAACCGCTAGTCCTTCAGCATTTTTAACATTAACAGGTTCAGAAGCTAGCCAATACGCAGGTTCATTTACTAATACATCTACACAAGGTTGGGGTTTATTTGTTCAAGCAGGTGCAGATAATGATGATTATTCTTTTAGAATACGAAACAAAAATGCAACTGATATTTTTGCTATAAAATCAGGTGGATTAGTTGGTATTGGAACAACTTCGCCTAGCCATTTATTAGGTGTTGGAACAGAAGGTAATTCTAGTGGTAGAAAAATATCTTTATACTTAGGAGGTACAGATGGAAATTTTGCAGGTATTGGAGCACAAAGAGGAGAAAGTAATTTATACTGTTCATCTGAAATAAGATTTATAAATGAAAGTAATTCAAGTGGAACAGGTGCATTTGCTATAGCAACTGGGGGGAATAGTTTAACTGAAAGAATGCGTATTGATTCTTCAGGCAATGTTGGAATAAACATGAATCCTTCTGGATATGGTAAATTATCAGTAAATAGTACTGGTGTTATTTTAGCTTTAAGAGCATCAAGTGGCGCCGGTAGATTAGGATTTTATGAAGGTGGCGCCGGTAGATTTTATTTAGATACTATGAATGGAGCCGATGGTCTTAAGTTTGTAGATGGCGATGGTTCAACAGTAAGAATGACCATTGATGCTTCAGGTAATGTTGGAATTGGTAGAACTCCTGAATCAGATATTTATGATTTAAGTACAATATCACTAGGTAATGGTTCAATGATTTATGCAAGTAAATCAGGTAATGAACCTAATATAGATTTCTTAGATAACGCATTTTTAAATTCAGCAGGAGTCTTTGAGTATCAAAGGTCAGGTAAATCTACAAAGGTTGAACAATATAATGGTACTTGGACATTTGCAAATGCACCATCAGGTACAGCAGGGCAAACAGCTACTTTTACTGAAAGAATGCGTATTGGTGGTACAGGTGATGTTACGATATATGGCACTATTGGAACAAATAGCTCAACAGCTTTTGCATCAATGGGCGGTAGATTAACATTTGATAATGACTATTCAGATACTCAAAGAGGACCAAATAAAGTAGTATTGCAAAATGATGGAGCATGGATAGCTGGTTTAGGTATTTCAAACAACTCAACAGATTTTTATTCTGGCGGTAATATGACTTTCCGTACTGGGACGTCTTTAGGTAGTGAAAGAATGCGTATTGATGCAACTGGGCATGTTGGAATTGGAAGTACATCTACAGACGGTAGATTGAATATCGAAAATACTACTAATAATTTTGCTATTTTTGCAGTAAATGCTGCTAATAATTATGGAACTGCTACTCTATGTCATACTTATGGTTCAGGGACTCGTTATTTAATGGATTTTCGTGTTGGTGGTACTGGTCCTAGTAATCAAGTAGGAACTATTACATCAGGTGGTTCAAGCACAGCTTATAACACATCTTCAGACTACAGATTAAAAGAAAATGTAAATTATACTTGGGATGCTATAACAAGATTAAAACAATTAAAACCGGCCAGATTTAATTTTAAAATTGATGATACTAATACATTAGTTGATGGCTTTTTAGCTCATGAAGTATCAAGTATAGTTCCTGAAGCTATACATGGCGAAAAAGATGCAACTGAAACTTATACAGACGATGATGGTAATGAACAAACAAGACCAGTTTATCAAGGCATAGACCAGAGCAAACTTGTACCACTATTAACAAAAGCTTTACAAGAACAACAAACAATAATAGAAGATTTAAAATCAAGAATTGAGACATTAGAAGGATAACTATTATAAATAGAATAAATAGGAATTATATATGGCAAAACCAAACTCAAGACAAACATTTAGTGATTATTGCTTAAGAAGTTTAGGCGCGCCTGTAATCGAAATTAATGTTGATGAAGACCAAATTGATGATAGAATAGATGAAGCTTTACAGTTTTATCAATTTTATCATGCTGATTCTATAGAAAAATTTTATTTAAAACATAAAGTCACTAATTCAACTTTAACTTTAACAGCATCAGTAGCTGGTAATTTCCAAGTAGGTGAAACTATTACTGGTGGAACATCTGGTGCTAAAGCTATAATTAAAACTGCAGCTGCTACAAAAATTACATATAATCAATTGGATGATACTAATGTAGCTTTTGCAGCAAACGAAACAATTACTGGTGATACAACTAGCGCAACAGCAACAATAAGTTCAATATCAAAAGGAGATATTGAAAATGGTTATATAGCATTAAATGATGCAATCACTGATGTTGTAAGAGTTATGCCAATAAGAGATTCCGTCACATCAACTGATATGTTTGATATTAGATATCAAATACATTTAAATGATATACATTCAGTTGGCTTTATGGGTAATTTAACTGAATACGTAATGAGTAGACAATTTTTATCTTTACTAGATGTTGTAGTAGATTCAGACCAGAAGCAAATTAACTTTGATAGACATAAAAATAGATTAGATGTTTTTATGGATTGGGATGAAGAAGTAGATGTTGATGATTATCTTGTAGTAGAATGTTATAGAATTATAGACCCAGATACTTTTACAGACGTATACAATGATTACTTCTTAAAAAGATATGCTACTGCTTTAATTAAAAGACAATGGGGAACTAATTTATTAAAGTTTGAAGGTATGGTAATGCCAGGTGGTGTGACATTTAATGGACGTCAATTATTTGACGATGCAAACGAAGAAATTACAAGATTAGAGGAAGAAGCAAGATTGAATTGGGAACAACCAATCGACTTCATGACAGGATAACCAATGCCGAGAAACGTATACTTTTCTCAGGCCGTAAAATCTGAACAGAATCTTTACGAAGACCTGATAATAGAATCATTAGGAATATATGGACAAGATGTCTATTACATTCCACGTACCATTGTAAATCGAGACAGCATTTTAAATGAAGACCCGGCGTCTACATTTGATGATGCTTTTCTTATGGAAATGTATATTGAAAATACTGAAGGCTTTGAAGGTGAAGGTGATTTATATTCTAAGTTTGGTCTACAAATAAAAGATACTGCAACATTCATAGTATCAAGAAGAAGATGGGATGATAGAGTTGGTCCATTCTCATCACAGGTAGAAAATCCTAAACCTGCTGAAGGTGACTTAGTATTTTTACCTATGACTAATTCATTCTTTGAAATTAATTTTGTAGAAGATGAACAACCTTTTTATCAATTATCTAATATACCAGTTTACAAAATGGAATGTTCATTATTTGAATACAATGATGAAGACTTTGAAACTGGAGTAGAATCAATAGATACTGCAACTGCAAAAGCTGCTTATCAATTACCTATGGATATTACAATTACAGGTGGTAATCACTTTACAGTAGGAGAAATAGTAGAACAAATAATTACACCAGCTTCTGGTGGTACGCCAGCTGTAAGAGTATTTGGTGAAGTCCAACAAAGAACTAAATCATCAGATATACTAAGTAAAATATGGGTGTCTAATATTGGAAGTGATGGTACAACTGAAACTAAGACATTTACAACAGGTGCTACAATAACTGGTAAAGAATCTGGATTTACTGGTACTATTGCTACAATATATAGTGATGTGACAAATCAAACTGGAACATCATGGGCAGCAGACGAAGAATCACAAAATGTAGACTTTGAAATAACAGCTGATGGATTTATAGATTTTTCTGAATCAAATCCATTTGGTGACCCATCGGAGACATACTAATGTTTGGTGACCATTTTTATCACGCAACAATGAGAAAATCAGTGGCTGTTTTTGGTACACTGTTTAATAATTTATCTGTTGTAAGAAAAAAAGCAGATGGAAGTACTATTAATCAAATAAGAGTTCCTTTAGCTTATGGACCTAAAGAGAAATATTTAGCTAGGCTAGATTCATCAACTGGATTTGATGCTCAAATGGGTATTAAATTACCAAGAATGGCTTTTGAAATAAATAGTTTAACATTAGACCAAACTCAAAAATTACAAAAAAGAAATAGTATTTCTGAAACTCATGGTTCAGATATAACTAAGAAAAAAACAATTAAACATTATACAGCTTATGATATTGGTATGTCATTATTTATTATGACTAAAAATCAAGATGATGGTTTACAAATAGTTGAGCAAATATTACCATATTTTCAGCCAGAATATAATGTGACCATAACACCAGTATCAGGATTTAATTATAAACAAGATGTTTCTGTAATATTAAATAGTGTTGCAATTGATGACCAATACGAAGGAGACTTTACGGAAAGAAGAGTACTTATATATCAACTAGACTTTATTATGAAAATGAAGTTCTTTGGTCCTACTGGAGACCAAAAAATTATACGTGAAGTTAATATTGACTTCCACGAAAAAGATAATGTTGGTAGAACATTTGAAGAAATAGATTTTACAATAGGTAATACAGATACAGAATCAAGTTTTACAGTGACAACAACTAAGACTGAAGGTGGATAATGGATAAGAAAGATAAAATGGTAAAAAGTTTAGAAAAGAATCTACCAACAGTTAAAAACAATAGACCTATAAAAATAGACAAAGATGTAAAAGATGATTATGAGTTTTCACGTAAAACTTATAAAGATTTAATATATACTGGAACAAGGTCAATGGACGTACTTGCTGAATTAGCAAGAGAGTCTGAACATCCAAGAGCGTTTGAAGTACTTTCTCAAACAATAAAGAACATAGGTGATACAACTGAAAAGCTTATGGCTCTTCAAAAACAGAAAAAAGATTTACAAAAAGACGAGAAAGAAGAAGCAAGACAAGTGACTAATAATAATATGTTTGTGGGCAGTACTACTGATTTGCAAAGGATGTTATTAAATAAAGATAATGTAATAGATGCAGAAGTTAAAAAATAATGAGTTCGGTTATTTAGGAAATCCATCTGTAAAACGTGATGGTGTTGAAACTGAATTTACAAAAGAACAAGTCTTAGAATACCATAAGTGTATGCAAGACCCAGCATACTTCGCGCGTACGTACATTAAAATTATATCATTAGATGAAGGATTAGTACCATTTGATTTATATCCTTATCAAGAAAAAATGTTTAATCATTTTCAAGATAATAGATTTAGTATTGTTTTAGCATGTAGACAAAGCGGAAAATCTATATCATCAGTAGTATATCTTTTATGGTATGCATGTTTTCATCCAGAAAAAACAATTGCCATATTAGCAAATAAAGGTGCAGTTGCTAGAGAAATGTTAGCGCGTATAACACTTGCATTAGAAAACTTACCATTCTTTTTACAACCAGGATGTAAAGCTTTAAATAAAGGAAGTATAGAATTTAGTAATAATAGTAAAATTGTAGCTTCTGCGACAAGTGGTAATTCTATAAGGGGTATGTCTATTAATTTACTATTCCTTGATGAGTTTGCTTTTGTAGAAAATGATGCACAATTTTATACATCAACTTATCCAGTAGTATCAGCTGGTAGAGATACTCAGATTATTATTACTTCTACAGCAAATGGTATTGGTAATGTATATCATAAACTGTGGGAAGGTGCAGTACAAAAGACAAATGAGTTTATACCATTCAGAGTAGATTGGTGGGATGTACCAGGAAGAGATGAAAAATGGAAAAAAGAAACTGTAGCGAATACATCGGAATTACAGTTTGAACAAGAATTTGGTAATACATTTCATGGAAAAGGTAATACACTTATAAGTGCTAATCATTTATTAGCTCAAGTAAGTGTAGAACCAGAATTTTTTAAAGAAAATGTTTGGATATATAAACAACCAGTAAAAGAACATGAATATGTAATGACAGTTGATGTATCAAAAGGTAGAAGTCAAGATTACAGTACTTTTACAATTATTGATGTATCAACTACACCTTTTGAGCAGGTTTGTGTATTTAGAGATAATAATACATCTCCAATGTTATTACCTGACATTATATACAAATATGCAAATACATATAATGAATGTTATGTAGTAATTGAAAGTAATGACCAGGGAGCTGTTGTTTGCAATGGTTTATATTATGATTTAGAATATGAAAACATGTTTGTAGAATCAAGTATTAAAGCAAACGCACTTGGTGCTACTATGACTCGAAGAGTTAAGCGTATTGGATGTTCAAGTATTAAGGACTTAATAGAACAAGGTAAGCTTAAAATAAATGATGCTAATACAATAGTTGAAATGAGTACATTCGTAAGTAAGGGTAATACTTATATGGCAATAGCTCCTAATCATGATGATATAATGATGAACTTAGTTTTATTTGCTTGGTTTACAACAACTGACGTATTCCAATCGTTAACTAATATTGATATGAAAGATATGTTATACAAAGAAAGATTACAAGCTATCCAAGACGATATGCTTCCATTTGGATATGTAGAGAGTGGGAACTACGAAAAGGATAAATATACTAAAGACGAAGATGGAAACATCTGGTTTGAGCAAGAGTGGAATGGAACAAATGCAAAATTTTAGTGATTATAGAAAAGGTAAACAAACAATAACTGAAGCTCCTAATGAAAGAGATTATAGGTTTGTTTATATTTGGTACGATGACCCTGAAGAAAAAGAATCAGGGGAAAAGACTGCTGACCTTTTTATAAAAGAAGGAGAAAAGCTAGGTCTTAAAGCATTTAAAATAGAAGTTGCTGGTATATATTCAGACTTAGATGAAGATGGTAATAGATATATTTACGATGGTTTAGCTGAAAAAGAAAGAAAGTTTTTAGTGGATGAAAATACTATTATATTTGTAAGAGCACCTATGACTAAAAGAAAAGGTTGGTCAAACTTACTTACACAGTTAGAAAGAGCTGGAGTATGTTGTGTTAATACAAGAGGATGTATGGAAATTACATCTGATAAATATAGGACTAGCTTATATTTAGCTGAAGCAGAGCTTACTCAACCTAAAACAGTTCTTATACACCACCCTGAAAAAGCTTTAGATGCTATGGATAGATTAGGTGCTAAATATCCAGTTATTCTAAAAACACTTACAGGTTCATTAGGTGTTGGTGTTATTAAAGTAGATTCTGAAAGTTCACTACATTCTACTGTACAGTTATTATATAAATTAGACCCGAATATGGGTGTATTACTACAAGATATGATTGATGGTGTTAAGTATGATATAAGAGCTCATGTTATTGGTGGTAAGTTTCATGGTGCTATTATGAGACCAATGGTAGAAAAAGATTTTAGAAGTAATGTATCACTTGGCTCAGAACCAAAACCAATAGAATTAACTGATTTAGAAATAGAACATGTAGAAAAAGCTGCTAAAACAGTTGATGGATTATGGGTTGGTGTAGATATATTCCCATCAAAAGATAGAAAAAAAGAACCACCAATATTTATTGAGGTAAATTCAACTCCAGGTACAGCTGGTTATAGAAAAGCTACTGGAGAAAATTTGCCTAAAAATGTTTTATTAAAATTTAGAAATAGAGATTATTGGCTAAAACCTAATACATATGTTTCTATGTTTGAGGATAAAATAAAGGTAGACACTATGCAATATGAAGGAGATATTGTTAAATGGTCTAAAAATGGTATAGAACATGAACATGAAGTACAAAATGTATCACATGATATGAATCCAATAATAGAATTAAATTCACAAGAAGTAGAATTAATACGATAGAGAACAAAAGATTATAAATAAGTATGTATTGAATATTCGTATTATGTATACATATTAACTAACTCAAAATAGAGGACAAAGCGATGGCATTTCAAGTATCACCAGGCGTCGAGGTAAAAGAAATTGACGCAACGAATGTAGTCCCAGCAGTATCAACCAGCATTGGTGGATTTGCCGGCTCGTTCAACTGGGGTCCGACGGAGCAAATAGTGACTGTAGGTTCTGAAAACGAACTTGCTGAAGTATTTGGTTCGCCAGATGATTCCACAGCTAAACACTTTTTAGTAGCAGCATCTTTCTTAAAGTATGGTAATGCTCTTAAAGTGGTTCGAGTTTCTAGTGGTCACCTTAACGCGACTGCACAAGGAACAGGACAGCTGATAAAAAATGATGAACATTATTTGAATAATTACGCTGACGGAAGTCTAAATTTGGGTAATTGGGCAGCTAAACATCCAGGAGTACTGGGTAATAGCTTAAAAGTATCAATGATATCTCATAGCGCAAGTGACGCAGTCTTTAATGGCTGGGCTCATAAAGCTAACTTTGATGCTGCACCAGGTACATCTACAGCGGCAGCTGCAGTCGGCGTTGCAAACGACGAATTGCATGTATGTGTTATAGATGAAGACGGAGCTATCTCCGGAACAGCTGGAACAGTATTAGAAACATTTGGATTCTTATCGCAAGGCTCCGATGCTAAAAATGACGATGGTACTACAAACTTCTATAAAGATGTAATCAATAATCAATCTGAATATATACGTTGGATTGACCATGATACAAATTTAAAAGAGGCCGGATTTACCCTAGCAGCTGCAAAAGCAGTCACTGATACAGGTGGCGACGCAGAAGCAGCTAATGTATTTGTGACTCATAACGCAGCAATGGAGGCTTCACTTTCAGGTGGAACCGACGATAACGCTCCTACAACAGGAGAAATAGCAGCAGGCTTCGATTTACTCGAAGATGCAGAAACTGTAGATGTTAATTTACTTTTTGCAGCTCCAGACGTTGATGGTCAGGAAGCAATTGCAGAAGATTTAATATCCATAGCAAATGCAAGAAAAGATTGTATGGCATTTATTTCGCCACCAATAGACGACACAGTTAATACATCAACAGCAGCAGCTAATGTAAAAGCTTTTGCAGATGGATTAACTTCAACATCATATGCTTCATGTGATTCTTCAGCGGTATATGTTTACGACAAATATAACGACGTATACAGATATATCGGTGCATCAGGTCATATGGCAGGACTATGCGCTAATACTGATTCAGTAGCAGATTCATGGTTCTCACCAGCTGGTGTTAACAGAGGTCAACTATTAGGCGTAACTAAATTAGCTTTCAATCCTAAGAAAGCTGATAGAGATACTCTTTATAAAGCAAGAGTCAACCCATTAGTATCATTACCTGGACAAGGTACATTATTATTTGGTGACAAAACTTTATTAAGTAGACCTTCAGCATTCGATAGAATAAATGTAAGAAGACTGTTCATTGCATTAGAGAAGGCAATTAGCACAGCAGCTAAAGCCCAACTATTCGAATTTAACGACGAATTTACAAGAGCTCAGTTCAGAAATTTAGTTGAACCGTTCTTAAGAGACGTCAAAGGTAGACGTGGACTATCAGATTTTCAAGTTATCTGTGACACCACTAACAACACAAGTGCAGTGATTGATGGTAATAAATTTGTGGCTGATATCTTTATCAAGCCTTCAAGAAGTATTAACTTTATATCACTAAACTTCATAGCAACTAGGTCTGGGGTTGAATTCTCAGAAATAGCAGGTTCATAGGAGGAATAAGACATGGCAATATTAGGCGTAGACGATTTTAAATCAAAGCTTGTAGGCGGTGGAGCAAGAGCTAACTTATTCAAAGTCACTTTGAACTTTCCTAGTTATGCACAAGGTGATGTAGAACTTACATCATTTATGTGTAAAACAGCTCAAATGCCTGCATCAATAATTGCACCTATCCCTGTATTATTCAGAGGTAGAACATTGCAAATTGCTGGTGACAGAACATTTGACCCATGGAACGTGACTATCATTAATGATGTCGGTTTCGAGGTTAGAAATGCTATGGAACGTTGGAGTAATGGTATTAACAATAATAACGAAAACACAGGATTATCTAATCCTACTGACTATCAAGCTGACGCAGTTGTTGAGCAATTGAATAAAGCTGGAGAAGTTACGAAGACATATAACTTTAGAGGTATATTTCCAACTAACATTTCTGAGATAGAAGTAAGTTATGATTCAGAAAATACTATTGAAGAGTTCACGTGTGAATTCCAGGTACAATACTGGGAATCAGACACTACATCGTAGGTATATAAATAATTTCAGAGGGGGTAAAATATCCCCTCTGATTTAGTGAGGAAAATATGGCAGAACTATTCGGTTTTGAAATAAAAAGAAAAACAGCTCAAAAAGAGCTACCTTCCTTTGTTCCTAAAACGGACGAGGACGGCTCCGGTGTTATTCAAGCTGGAGGACATTTTGGCGCGTACATTGATATGGACGGCGACAAAGTCAAAAATGAAGTTGAATTAATTTTAAAGTACAGAGATATATCAGCACAACCAGAATGTGATGCTGCTATTGAGGATATAATAAATGAATCAATAGTAGGAGACCATGATGAAGCTCCTGTAGATATCGTAATGGACGAACTTGATATTTCTGATAAAATGAAAGAAACAATTAAATTTGAGTTTGACTCAGTATTAAAGTTATTAAACTTTAATCAATATGCTCATGATATATTTAAAAAATGGTATGTTGATGGAAGATTACCATATCATATTATTATTGATAAAGGTAGTCCTAAAAAAGGTATAAAAGAACTTAGGTATATTGACCCAACTAAACTAAGAAAAGTTAAAGAGATTGAGGAAAAGCAAGACCCTAAGACAGGCGCAAAACTTATTGAAAAGGTAGATGAGTTTTTCTTATTCCAAGATAAGACAATGAATGGCGCAGAACAAGGTTTAAAAATATATCCAGATGCAATTGCATATTGTACATCTGGAGTAATGGACCCAGGTAGAAAAAGAATTCTATCTTACTTACATAAAGCATTAAAACCAGTAAATCAACTAAGAATGATGGAAGATTCATTGGTTATATACAGAATATCACGTGCCCCAGAACGTAGGATATTTTATATTGATGTTGGTAATTTACCTAAAGGTAAAGCCGAAGAATATCTAAGAGGTATTATGAATCAATATAGAAATAAATTGGTATATGATGCTAAGACTGGTGATATCAAAGACGATAGAAAACATATGAGTATGTTAGAAGATTTCTTCTTACCAAGAAGAGAAGGTGGAAGAGGAACTGAAATTACCACGCTACCAGGCGGCGAAAACTTAGGACAAATAGATGATATTATATATTTCCAAAAGAAATTATATAAATCATTAAATGTTCCAGTTAATAGATTAGAACAAGAGGCTCAATTCTCATTAGGTAGAACTACTGAGATTACAAGAGACGAAGTAAAGTTTAAGAAGTTTATAGACAGATTAAGAAAAAGATTTTCTGATTTGTTTATGCAATTACTTAAAACTCAGCTTTTATTAAAAGGTATTATTACTGAAGCTGATTGGAAAGAATGGAAAGAATCAATAGTATTTAATTTTATTGAAGATAACTATTTTTCTGAACTGAAACAATCAGAAATGCTGAGAGAAAGATTTGAAATGCTAGGCAGCTTAGATGAATATGTAGGTAAATACATTTCAAATGAATGGATACGTAAAAACGTATTACGTCAAACTGACGATGAAATTGAAGAAATTCAAAAACAAATCGACCAGGAGACTAAAACAGGTGAAAATGAACCACCAGATGGTGATGACCCACGTTGGGATAATACACCTGCCCCAAGAAGGTATTAGTGGGAAAGATAATTTTATAAATATATAAACAAGGATTAAAAAACTATGAATGTTAATGAATTGATACAAAATTTAAACGATGGTGACAATGTAAAAGCTAATAAACAGTTTAAAACTGTTATGGCTGATAAATTGTCAGCAGCACTTGATGCTAAGAAAATAGAAATTGCATCAGGTATGATTCAGCGTAATGAAGTTGAATCTGAAGAAGAACAACAAGAAGGTTAATACCTTCTATAACTAGGTATTTAAATGAAATTAATAACAGAATACGTAGAAAATAATTTAGAAGTTATTGCAGAACAGAAAAAGAATGGAGAAAAGAATTACTTCATTGAAGGAGTGTTCATGCAATCTAACAAAAAGAACAGAAATGGTCGTGTATACGAGAAAGCAACTCTTGAAAATGCTGTAGAAAAATACGTGACTGAACAAGTTAAAACAGGAAGAGCAGTTGGAGAGTTAAATCATCCAGAAGGACCAACTGTAAACCTGGATAAAGTTTCACATAAAATCGAAGATTTGCATTGGCAAGGAAGCGATGTTATAGGAAAGGCATCAATACTTAAAACCCCTATGGGAAAAATAGTCGAAGGACTTCTTGAAGGTGGTGTTAAGCTTGGTGTTTCAAGTCGTGGTATGGGAAGTCTTGTATCGAAGAATGGCGCTCAATATGTGGGAGATGACTTTATGTTATCTACAATCGATATTGTTCAAGACCCAAGTGCTCCAAGTGCGTTTGTAAATGGAGTTATGGAAGGTGTTGAATGGGTATGGGATAATGGGCTTATTCGTCAACAAGATATTGAAGTAATTGAGACTGAAATCAAACGTGCTCCAAGTAAAGATTTACATGAAGCTGAAATAAGAGCGTTTAAAAATTTCCTCTCTAAATTAAATCTAAAAATATAAGGGAGACTATTATGTCAGACGACGTTTTAAATAATGCCGAAGATATCGTAGATTCTGTTGAAGAAGAGCAACTAGATGAGCTCGTTGAGAATGAAAATTTAGACGAGGAATCATTGGAAGAAATGGCTCACGGTAAGAAGAAGAAAAAAGTTCATTCTGGTAAAAAGTATGAATCTTCTGACGAAGACGAAGAAGAAGTTAAGGAAATGGGTCATGGAAAAGATGACGAAGATGAGGACGAGGAAGTTAAAGAATATAACGAACAAGAACTCAAAAAAGTAGATATTCCTAAAACTAAAGCTGGCGTCATTCAAGCAACAGTAAATATGATGAAAAAGGCTAACGCACAAGACGCAAAAAACCTTTATGCACAGTTAATCAAAGTTGACGGTGTATCAGACGAAATCAAAACTGAAAAAGATGCTGAAAATGCTGTTAAAAAGCAAATGCCAGTACCTCAAGCTAAGGCGAAAGTCGAAGCAATCGATTTTGATGAAGACCTAGATGCAATCATCAATGAAGAGGCTACTTTGTCTGAAGGATTCCGTGGAAAAGCAAGTGCAATTTTTGAAGCAGTACTTACTAGTAAGTTAAGCCAAGAAGTTGACAGACTTGAAGCAGAATATGCGCAAAACTTAGAAGAAGAAGTATCTGAAGTTCACACTTCATTAGTAGAAAAGGTAGATTCATATCTTAACTACGTAGTAGAAGGTTGGATGAAAGAAAATGAACTACAAGTGCAACAAGGTCTTAGGACTGAAATTGCTGAAGAGTTTATGACTTCACTTCAGTCAGTGTTCAAAGAGCACTATATCGAAGTACCTGAAGGTAAAGAAGACTTAGTTGATGACCTCAACGAACAAGTCACTGAACTAGAAGAGACTTTAAACAAAACCACAGAAGATAATATCAAATTACATGAAGCTGTTCAAGGTTATGAAAAGCAAGAAGTAATAAGAGAACAATCTTCAGGGCTTGCAGAAACAGAAGCTGAAAAATTAGCATCATTAGTAGAAGATATAGAATTTGATAACAGAGAAAGCTTTGAAGTCAAAGTTAAAACTGTTAAAGAATCTTACTTCCAAAATGATTCTGAAGAATCAGTGGACGAAGTAGATAGCTTACTAGGAGCTGGAGAAATGGAAACAGAAACTTCAGATTCTATGAGCAGATACACACAAGCTATAACTAATCACATTAAATAAGGGAAACTAAAAATGTTTAACGCAGATAGAAACTTAATGGAAAAGTGGGGTCCTGTACTCGATCACGAGTCAGTTTCACCTATCCAGGATAACTACAAGAAAGCTGTCACAGCTAGATTGTTAGAAAACCAAGAGGTTGCCCTACAAGAAGAAAGAAATCAAGCACAAGGTAATTTTATATCAGAGGCTGCAGCAGCTAATAACATTGGCGGCGGCAACATCAATACATTTGACCCAGTACTTATTTCTCTTGTACGTAGAGCTATGCCTAACCTTATTGCTTATGATATCGCTGGCGTTCAGCCAATGAGTGGTCCAACAGGACTTATCTTTGCAATGAAATCAAAATACTCAACTCAAGGCGGAACAGAAGCTTTAGGTTTAGACGAAGCTGATACTGACTTCTCAGGAACAGGTACTCACCAAGCTGACCCAACAGGTCTTGCTGGCGTAACTGATGCTGATACAGACGGTTCAATCGCAGATACAGCTGATACTGTATCTACATTCGGTTCTGGTCTTGCTACATCAGCGGCAGAAAGACTTGGCGTTGGAGAATCCGGAGACGGTTCTTTCGGCGAAATGGCATTCTCAATTGAGAAATCAACTGTGACTGCTAAGTCAAGAGCTTTAAAAGCTGAGTACACAATGGAATTAGCACAAGACCTTAAAGCTATCCACGGATTGGATGCTGAAGGCGAATTGGCTAATATCCTATCAGCTGAAATCTTGGCTGAAATCAACAGGGAAGTTGTTAGAACAATTTTAACAAAAGCTAAAATTGGTGCTTTACAAACTTCAACTGCTGTAAGTGGTATTTTTGATGTTAACACAGACTCAGACGGTAGATGGATGGTTGAGAGATTTAAAGGTCTCATCATGCAGATAGAGAGAGAATGTAATGTTATCGCTAAAGAAACAAGAAGAGGAAAAGGTAATTTCATTATCTGTTCTTCAGACGTAGCTTCAGCTTTAGCAGCTGCTGGAATGTTAGATTACACACCAGCTCTAAGCGCTAACTTAAACGTTGATGACACAGGTAATACTTTTGCTGGTGTTCTTAATGGAAGAGTTAAAGTTTACATCGATCCTTATGCTACTGTTGACTTCGTTTGTGTTGGATACAGAGGTACTAACCCATATGACGCAGGGATGTTCTATTGTCCTTACGTTCCTTTAACAATGGTTAAAGCAGTGGGTGAGAACGATTTCCAACCAAGAATGGGATTCAAAACTAGATACGGTATGGTCGCAAACCCATTCGTAGCTGCTAACGGTACTGGTACAGATAGAGCTAACCAATACTTTAGAATCTTCAGAGTTGACGACATCATGGTGTAAGCCAGAGTTAATCACACTCAATTTAAGGGGGCTTTATTTAAAGCCCTCTTTTTTTGTGTATATATAATATAGTACATAATAAAACACATACACACAGGAGGAAAAATTATGTCAAACGCAAATAAAAGCGGTTATGAAATAAGAGCCGATTTACTCTCATTAGCTGAAGGAATCTTAACTGGTAATATCCATAGAGATAACGATGCTGTTCACGTTCACAACGATAACTTTCCAAACGACAAAAGAATATTGGGCGACCAGTTTGTTTCTGTCGAAGAAGTTATTTCTACTGCAAGAGTTTTAAATGACTTTGTAAACGAGAAGTAAAATCTTATAAATAGATATATGGCAACATTAACTACAAATAAAAATTTTTTAAGTCCGGTAGGGTTTCAATTTAAAGTTGATAGTACTAAATACCCGAACTTAGAATATTTCGCAGTGGCGTGTACATTACCTGGAATCAGCATGACACCCACTGTGACGCCATATAAAGGAGTCAATTTGCAATTTACAGGTGATAGACTCCAATTTGAAGATTTAAGTTTACGTATGAATATAACTGAAAATCTAGATAATTATATTGAAACATTTAATTGGTTGCATGATGTAGCTCAAACTGGAGCAGCTGAAGATTTAAAAGCTGATGCTACTTTACTTATACTTTCATCTCATAATAATGTAGTAAAAGAAGTAGAGTTTAAAGGAGTATTTCCTATATCAATGTCACCAATAGAATTTGATGCACAAGCTCAATCAATTGACTATGTTCAAATGGATGTAAGTTTTTCTTATACGTATTTTCAATTTAAATAAAATAACAGTTTACTTTTTCACTAAAGTATGATATAATATATAATAGTATGAACAATTTGCAACAAATATTAGAAATGTGGAAAACCGACTCGGTTATAGATGAAATGAATCTAGATGAAACATCAAGAGATTCCGCAAAACTCCATGGTAAATACCTAGAAATACTTTCAGTAAACCGAATGAAACTTAAAAAAGCTGAACTTGAATTTAAGGTGCTTCTTAAAGACAAATGGATGCATTATAACGGCAAGATGAGTAAAGAAGAAATAGACGAAAAAGGTTGGGACTATGACCCACTTAACGGTCTAACAGTTTTAAAAGGGGATATGGATTATTATTACGATTCTGACCCTGTCATACAAGAAGCTCAAGCTAAAATAGAATATCTAAAAGAAGTATGTGATACTACTAAAGAAATACTTGAGAATATTAAATGGAGACATCAAAACATAAAGAACATGATTGAATGGAGGAAGTTCACCAGCGGAATCTAATGGATACGATAACCATTCAAAAGAAGAACGAAGTCTTCTTAAATGTTCAATGTGACCCATCAATAGAAATGGAACTGTCAGAGCATTTTCAGTTCTTTGTACCCGGATATAAATTTATGCCAGCCTACCGTAATAGAATGTGGGACGGTAAAATACGATTATTTGATTCTAGAAAGAAAACATTATACACAGGATTGTACAAATACTTATGTGAGTTTTGTGAAGTTAGAGATTATAACCTAGAAGTGATAGAATCACCACAATATGGTACACTAGAATCCGCCCTAGAGCCCAACATCGAGGGGCTATTATCGCAAATTTCCCTCTCTGTGAATGGAGGGGATATAACACCTAGACTTTATCAGTTAGAGGGACTCTCGCACACGCTTTCGAAAGAGAAATCCTTATTGCTATCACCTACTGCTTCTGGAAAGAGTTTAATCATATATTTAGCTATAAGATATTACCTAGATGTTTTTGATGGTAATGTATTATTAATAGTACCTACGACATCATTAGTAGAGCAAATGTATTCTGATTTTGGAGACTATTCTTCTAAGGATACTTGGTCTCATGAAGAAAACTGTCATAGAATATATTCAGGTAAAGAAAAGTTTGAAGTAAATAAAAGAGTCTTTATATCAACTTGGCAATCAGTTTATAAATTACCACAATCCTGGTTTGCCGATTTTGGTATGGTTGTAGGAGATGAAGCTCATAATTTTAAAGCAAAGTCATTAACATCTATTATGGAGAAATGTACTAATGCAAAATATCGTATAGGTACTACTGGAACATTAGATGGAACACAAACTCATCAGTTAGTATTAGAAGGTTTATTTGGTCCAGTATATCAAGTCACTACTACAAAAGAATTAATAGATAATGACGATTTAAGTCAATTAGATATAAATATATTAATATTAAAATATAAAGAAGAATACTGTAAGCAGATAATAAAAGAAAAGTATCAGCAAGAGTTAGATTTTATAGTAAGATACGAGCCTCGTAATCGATTTATCAGTAATTTAGCTTTAGACCAAAAGGGTAATACATTGATACTATTTAATTATGTAGAAAAACATGGTAAACCTTTACATGATTTGTTAAGAAAAAAGATTGATGACCATACATACTTTGCTAAAAATAGAAAACTGTTTTATGTATCTGGAGAAACAGATGTCGATACAAGAGAATCAGTCCGTGAGATTACTGAGAAAGAAAAGGACGCCATTATTGTTGCTTCCATTGGAACTTTTAGCACTGGTATTAACATTAGGAATCTACATAATATTATCTTTGCTAGTCCAAGTAAAAGTCAAATTAGAGTCCTTCAATCGATTGGGCGAGGATTGAGAAAGAGCGACAATAATCAGCCCTTAGTTTC